ATCATGCTTGAGCATTTAACTCGTGGCTATTTGGGGCAGTTGCCGTTGGCCGCCGCCGCAGGCGCTCAAGAATTGTTTGCACCAGAAACGGGCAAAGGTATTACACGCGCATCTGACTTGCCTTTGGTGGGCAGTGCGTTCCAGAAACAATATGGTGGTGAGCAAACAGATGAAGCCTACAAACTAGCCGCCGATTCAGAACAGGCCAAGGCCACATTCAATAGCATGGTCAAAGAAGGGCGCAGAGAAGAAGCCCAAGAATACATGCAAGAGAATAAAGACCGCATTAAAATGGCCGCATTCTCTACGCAATACAAACAAGCAATGGCCAAACTCTACGCCGATCAGCGGTTGATCCAAAGCAGAACCAATCTGACACCCGAAGAAAAGCGTGCGCGTTTGGATAAGTTGGATCAAGCAAAGCAACAACTGTCCGAGCGCTACCTAGCCGCGGCTAGGCGGGAGTAAAAAGAATAGGACGCCTATGCGTCCATCTTTGATACCTGTCGCTGTTTTAACGTAAAGAAGTCTGTGTCTCAGCGCATCTTGGAGGCCGTCGCGTTTGACGGCCTCCGTATCTAAACAAGGTATAAAAAACCCATAGCCGCGTTTAAGCTGCTTCCAAGGATAGCGTGTCATCGCCTTCTCTTCGGCTGATTCTAATTACAGAGACGCGCATTTGTGGGCCGTTTGTGCCAGCCATCATATCCTTCTTGGGGAAATACGAGACTGCGTATTGGCTTTCCATTTGCTTTTTGAAGTCGCTATAACCAAAGCTCATGGTGGTACAGAACGCTTTTAGCAGACGCTCCTCGATATAGAAATCCTTGTATCCAAGAGTCAGTCCGTTTTCTACGCGCCCCATGACTTCGGACTTGGTTGTCTCTCGGCTGATCATCGAGCCGTCGCCCATGATTGCGCCAAGCCCTGTCTTCTCGCCGTAGTTGATGATGACAAACTTCCCTGAGTACTCGGAGATGTAACGGTTGAGCACATCGTCTGCACTGCGTTTACCGCTTCTGATACTTGAGCGCATGTAGTCTATGCGTTTGTGCATATCCGTAATGATCTCGGCCATTGGCATATTGAGAAGCTCCGTATCACTCAACACAATCGCCATAGCCAGTTGCGCCCCAATACCTGCCATCCAAAAGCGCTCGTCATTCGTTGCTTTGAATTCTTTGACCGCTTGGTGCACGCACTTGGGTACAAGCTCCACAAGTTTGTCGTAGTTATCCACCATATACTGCGCCAAAGCCTCACCTAAAACGCCATAATTGTGCGCTAGAGATTTTATGATCTCAATGTCATCGGCATCAAAAGTCAGGTTCTCGTCCATGATGAACTCGATCAAACGGCGCAGTTCTCCCTCGGATGCATGCGCTCTGCCCCCAGTCAAGTAGTCAACTACGTGGGTGTTCGATGACATGATCGCCAAGGACATCCATATTGAGTTATTGATGCGCTCTTTGTTTGTGCCAGACTCCATACGCTCTTTACCACGACCCTCGGTCATGTCAAGTAAGAACTCAGGAAACCATTCAAAATCTTTGCGGTTCTTGGCAGTAATTTCATCCGTGATCAAGGGGCAGCTATTAAGCAGTCCAAGACGCTGTTGCATTGCGATTGGGCTCGTTCCTTTTCCGGTACGGTAGTGCACTGGATGTCCCCATATCGAAGCGGCTCCGTCAAGTGCAAGGGATTTCCCCGTACCAGATTCAGTACTCCCACAATGGATAGTGAGACCGTAAATCCCAGTAAAACGCATAAGAGGGGCGGCAGCACCCATGAGAATAACCGAAAGATGACCATACATTTTCTTTCTAATCAAGAGATTGATAAATTCACGAGCGCCTTCTATGCTACCCGTGGGCTTGGTGCTTTTGATGATGTTCTCTAAGCCGACCATAGGCACGGTAATAGGCGGGGTGTGCGCGGCAAAGATTTTCCCTGCGTACACAAAAGTTTTGTTGTCCTGCCATCCGTAACTTGTTGGGACTTCGATTGGTGCTTTTTCTAAGTTCATTTTTTCTACACATGCTCTTACATAGTTTGCTAAATTTTTGTCATTGCCTCCGCCAAATGAAGCAATAACCCGATGCTTTGCTAGGAGCTTCGTTGAATCGCCCTTCTCCATAGTAGACTGCATAGGCATGTCGATAGACGCCATACCTTGTGGCAAGTTTGCCATGAATTGGACTGTGTGTTCGGCTTCGTGTTTGAGAACTGCCACAGGAAAAAGATCGTACGACACGATCATGACCGGAACTTTGATCTTGTTGCCGTGCGCGTCTTCTTCCTCTTTCTCAATAAACACACCGCCGTTCTTGCCGTACGCGTAGCCAAAGGGTGGCTCCGGTCGGATGTATGCTGCCTTGCCAACGTGGACTGTTTTTTCCTCTTTCGTCACAGCCGTATCACGCCCAAGCGCTAGCGGGTTTGTAATCTTCCCCCAATGTGGACAACTGGGGCAGACGCCGGGGTTTTGCTCGTCAAGTTTTATGCAACCATACGGCCCTTTGATCTCGGCCAGTTTCTTGTGCATGCGCTCATGGTCGTACGGGTGCAAGTCACTTAACCACACCGTTGCTTTCTCGCTATCCTCACAATGCTTTGCAATGCTTAATAGCCCACGCCACAACGGCTCCATGCCATCATCACTTGCGTTCTCAGCATAGAACTTGATTTGCTCACATCCTGTGCCGTTCTTCGTACGAATCAAAATGTTCTTGAACCGAGTGACCGAGTTCTTAAACATCTCAAGCGTAGCGGCTCCTACTGGCCTCGTTCCGGGTAGTTCCAAGGATGGGCGCGGCGCAGGGATATTCTCGTAGGCTGTGCCCACAAGGTGTCTCTGAACCAAACCCCGAACATCGTCAAATTCAAACAGATCGCCTTCATTCATGAGCTTGACTTGCGTCTCGGCTCTCACGCGATTGCCGTTTTTAACGCCCGTGTTGATGGTGTCAGGCACTCTAAGAACCCGAGATGCGTCGCCCGTGATGGTGTTATCAATGGCTAGTTTCTTTTGGTTGCATAGGCGCTTGAACCCGTCAGCCACAGGTTTCCAATCGTCCTTGTCCACGGCTTCTTTGAATGGCCAGTACGCGTGCACGCCCCCACCTGATTTAACAAGCCAAGGGTTGCCTAATTCTGAGAGTCCGATGTCATCACAGAAAGACATGAGCGCTTGTACCGCCAACTTGGCGGACGGATACGCCTTGGATTTTACTTCTCCGTTTTCGTCGGGAATATCCTTTGGGTGATTACAGTCGATGTCGACTGCAATACATTTAACCATTTGGACATTCGTGGCCTTGCGGTTGTTTTTATTTCCAAAAGTACCCAAGGCAAAATATATATCACATCCATTTTGTTTCCACAGGTTTATCTTTGCTTCGGCTTCTTGCAAATCGTCAACATACACATGCTCCTTTTTCTTGGTGAGTTCTGCCACGCAATAGCGCCCGTTACCCGGAGACGGCAAAACCGCCGCCATAAACTCTAGCGGTTCCATTGAGTTCCTTCGGGGTTATTTGAAAAGGTCTAGCTGACCTTCTTGGGGATAAGGCGTTGCTTGTTGTACATCCGCTTGCATGAAGCGTTTGAGTAACTCTTCTTGGTAATTGACGGGCATACCATTGGGCGCTTGCAACAGGCTTTCTCCATGTCGGATTAGTTCTTGGTTACTGAGGGATCGAGGTTGTATTCCTTGCATATTCTTCTCCATGCTTCGTCGGCCGTTCTTGAGGTCGACATTATTTTTGTTAAAAGTTCTACCCTGTTTTGATACGCGACAAAAACATCTTTACCTTCAAACCAGTTGTACACAGTTTGTCGGGTGACGCCAAGCGCATATGCAATTTTTGTAACAGGGAAGTCCAAATGGATAGCCCAACGTCCGAGCGTGCCCCCCAAATTCTTGGGAGAGTGGGCTACCAAATCAATGATTTTTTCTGAATAAGGCATAATTTTTAAAGGTCGGGAGTAGCGTGGTTGCAACCAGAGGAAACGCATCCGTGAGTATGTAAAAACCTGACGAGGGTAAAGGAAACAATGCAAACCCCCCGACTCACGCGTTGCGACCGCTCTTGCTACTCCCTAAACTTATTTACTCATCATCCCAGTCATCAACAACTGCGGCAAGTTTGTCTTTCTTGACAGGCACAGCGCTTGGCTTGGCCACTTCTTTGCGCTTTTCGGGCTCGGGCTCAGGTGCGGCTTCGACTTTGGCAATGATGGCTTCGTGCACAGTGCTCTCTTCATCATCCATGAGTTGCTCAACTGTCTTTGTCTTGGACAATGCGGGCTTGGCTTTAACACCATCGGCTTGCGCGGGTGTCATTCTGATAGCATCAAGCGCTTCTTGTGTGTTGCTCTTGGCCTTGGACAACTCGTACTCGACAGTAGTCAACCAACGCACAGGTGCGAAGAATAGCTTGGGGCTCTCGGCCTTGGTGTCGAACTTCATGCGGGTCACGATCTTCTCAACATCCACGGGAGGAGATGCCAATGCAAGGTGCTTCACATAAGCCTGTAGTGGGCGCTTGTCGCCGTCTTCTTTACCAAACACAGACGTGGCGGGCAAGGTCAGCTGTAAAACATCATCAGGATTATCAGCCAACATCACAGCCAAGCGCTGTTGATAACGGCAAGCGCGGCTATTACCCTGACCGGAGCCAGCGATGTTTTGTTTGCAAGTCATGCAAGTCTCGGCTTGGGGCGCTTTGACTGTCGTGTCAGGCTTGTCACCGTCATTAGAAAAACAATCGGGGCCTGTGATGTTGTCGCCATCATAAGACTTTGCGTAAAAAATACGGCTGACCTTGGGCGCTGCTTTAACAACAATAACATCAAGATGGCGCTCTTCAATGGATGCCATTTCTTTGCCACCGGCCACCAAGCGGAACACACCGCCCTTGATGGAAATGCGTTTAGTGGCGTTACCCAATGCGCCACCCATGAGGGCTTTGGCTGTGTCGGATAGTTCACCGTCTCTTGCAAATGCGGGTACATTCGCGGGGTTAAAAATAGATACGTTACTCATGTGGTTTGCTTTCAATTTGCGGGTTTAGTGATGCGAATCTCGTACTCCGTAATGGAGTTCAAGCCCGGAGGTACAGCGCCGGGATTTTCTGACAGAAACATAGCCATGTTCGATTGGGCAATTCGTTTCTCCAACAAATCAACTGCTTGATGCTCAAGAATAAAATCCTTAAACGAATCCCAGTCGTGTGTTGAGTACTTTGTTTTCTGCACCAAAGTCGCTGTGCCGTGTAACGTCCTCAATGATGTAGCCCCCTCGGCTTTCATCATGTCTTTGAGCGCGAATTTGATTTCCTCTTGCTGTGCTTTGAGTTTCTCAACTTCTGTGTCGTACTCGCGTGTGAGTAGTTCCATGCGCTCTTTTATCTTACGATAAATCTTCACCAGTTTCTCAACTGGCACTGTTTCATTTTCTACTTCCATTTGTTTCTCTCCATGTTGTTTTTGTCAAGGGTTAGACAGTATAGCAGTTAATTATTTCATTGCAACTCCTTTTTTAATATTTAATTTCGTTCTCGAACATTTGGGTAATTAGCGAGTTGTCGCTCACTTTGTTCTCCAATGCTTTGAACATTCTCTTCTCAATGGGCGAGCCTTGAATGTGTATCACGGTTACCTTATCAGAGTTTTGCCCCTTGCGATCCGCCCTTGCAATCGCTTGTGTGTACTGCTCTACGCTCATCAGGGGGCCGTAGAATACCACGGTGTCAGCTCTTGTCAAAGTAATTCCATGCGCCGTTGCTTGCGGTTGCATGACCAAGACCCTAGGGTTTTCCTCATTCTGGAATCTCCTAATAATATCCGAGCGTTTTGTTGGGGTAACCGTGCCGTTAATGAAGTCGGCGCTGATGTTGTGTTTAAGTAAATGGTTGTAAATCGTATCAATCGTTGATCGGAACATTGCAAAAATCAACACTTTCCGATCAGTCTCTCCGAGTATTTCTTCCAACACATTGAGTCTTGGCGTGGAATCAAACTCGACAATTTCTTTTGTATCTGTATACGCCGCGCCACAACTGATTTGTAATAATTTTGAAACGGATGCGGCAGCATTGACCGCACTAATGGTTTCCCCTGCCGCTTCAACAAGCATCTTTTCTTTGAGCATGTTGTAATACTTGGCTTGTTGTGGTGTGAGTGGCACTTCACGCGTCATGGTCAGCACTGGGGGTAAGTCCAAGCATTGCGCTTTGGTGAACCTGATGGCGGGTTGTAGTGCTTCGTGTACCAATTCTTTTGCATCAGGCTTGGGCGCCCACTTGTACATGGTGAGCTTTTGCATGACCTTGTCACGCCAACCAGTAAAGAAGTGGGGCACGCCTGATGGGTTCACTAATTTAGCCAAGCCGTACGCGTCTACGGGCGACTGCGATGCGGGTGTACCCGTCATCATCCACAGATGTGTCTCGGGCTTTAAGATTGATTTGAGCGCCTTCCAACGCTTGGTGGTCACCGTTTTGTATGCGTTGGCTTCATCAACAATCACGAGATCAAAGCGTCCGTCATTGACAATTTCGCTGGCAATCAAATTCAGGCCGTCGTAGTTTGCAATGACGAACTCGTAGTTCTGTTGGATCATCTCTATACGGCGGGTAGCTTGCGAGTGGTGCGCGACAATGGCCGAACGATGTATGATGCTGTTGTTTAGGTCAGACAGCCACGCCGATGTCATAATGGATAACGGGCAGAGAATCAAACACCTACGCACATGCTTGATCTTCATCAAGTAGTCAGCCGCCCACAACGCCGACAGCGTCTTGCCCGTGCCGGGCTCTGAGAATACAAACGCTTTTCTGTGAATGGTTAGGAACGATGCCGTCTCGATCTGATGCTCCATAGGAGTGAAACGCCCCGGCCAATCGTAGCGCCTTGTGATGGGAGACGGCACATTCTTAACGCCCAAGTTCCTGAGAACCTGTACTTCCTCGACACCCCAATACACCATCACATCGTAGCCACTATCTTCACGCTCGATGATCTTGTGCTTGGGGATTATTCGGTACTTGTCGGGGTTGCGCGTCTTAAAGACTAGCGCCTTGTCTTGCAGTATTTCCATTTGCTTCTCTTTTATTTTTTATTCTTGCCGTAGATGTTGCCGTGTTCGTCACGCCAACTTCTGTTTGTGCTCTTGGGTACTACCCGCAAGTTCTTGGCAATGTTCTTACCGCCCGCGTCAAGCATCTTGATGTGGTCAACTTCTTTGTTGTCCCCCTTCTTGACCTTGCCCAATTTCATTTCAAGGGCTCTTGCCTTGTTGCGCGCTTCGCGCAGCTTGACTTCCTTGGGGCTTGACTCGTACTTGGTGTTGTACGCTAATTTCTCGGGGCTTGATTTTGGCATATGACCTCCTAATGTTTTGGATTAAATTCACAGCTAGTCACAGGACACCACGGACACAAAGCGGATGACTTCGGGTTCCATGTGCCTGTGGCATGTGCTTCTTCGATTCTAGCAACGCGTTGTCTGTACTCCCACCATTCTGTTGGCGCTTGTTCAAATGTCATGCTTTGCTTTACAAAGTCTTGCTTCACAACAAACAACAAAGCTGAGTTGATTTTCCGAATGTGTGGCAGATGCGCAAACACCATGAGTGACATGAGCTTGAGCTGTTCCCGATCAGGGTACTTGTTGCTACCTGTCTTATAGTCCACGACCCAAGCAGTTAAGTTGTCGTCGTCCACTATAAGCAAGTCCGCCACGCCCCTGACCCACACGTTTTTATCGAACCAACCCGTTGGCTTTAGATCCGTTGTCAACGCCATCTGATACTCACACAGTTTGCGCCCGTCTTTTTTATTCAAAGCATCAAGCGTACTTTGCGCATACATGAATTGCTCGGGTAGATTTTTTCCGTCCTTGATGTATTCTTCTGCCGCTTTGTGAAACTCTTTGCCGTACAACGTGGCTTCGTTATCTTTGAAGGGAAACTTCTTTAAGACCTTGACCTCGTGGTATCGGCGGGGGCATCCCTCGTAGTCTTTAAGGGAGCTGTGTGACCATGTTACGTTCATTAGAATCTCGCTGATTGAATGGCTTTGGTTAGTCGATTAGCAAACCCCGTGACAAACTGCTCATCCGCATTCAATGTGTTTCTACCCATGTCGTTGAGTATGGCGTGAACCAGCTCGTGCCAAAAGGTATCTGTCATCATTGCTTGCGTGTAGCGATGTCCCGACATGCTCTTGCGTCCGATCTTGATCTGTGCATTATCAAAGTTAACTGCACCCATGCGGTGCTGTAACAAGGTCTCTACGATCTCAATCGAATAACGCTTCTTACCGACACGAATTGTTTTTGGTATTTGTGTGGCCATCTGTTTCTCTCTTTCATTTAATTTTTAGCTAACCCATATCTGCGGTGCGCACCCACGTCTGCGTTCAAGGGTATATCCGGCATATAGCGCGGCGCCACAGTCATCTGTTCCAAGACCCAAGTCTTGGCTTCTTCCACCTCAGCATTCGGCACGACGGCGATTAGCTCGTCGTGCACCGTACCTGCCACGAAGTATCTTTTGGATACTCTAAGCATTCCATCTGTCATCACAATGCGTGCTAATGCCTGTGTGACATTGTTCGTTATCTTTCCTGCGTACAACTTGGTAGCGTCTGGCCCGTATACATACTGGCTCCTACCTTTATCGTCTTTGACTTTTCTTAAATTGGGGTACAGCAATTTCATGCCGTTGGGTAATTGTATTTCTTCCTTGCGAAATGTCAAGCATTTGTATTGGCGCTCCTCGCCCCCGTACAAAGACTTCTCCAAAAGAATGGAACAAACTTCCCAAAATGATGCGACTTGATACGCGGTGCTACGATAAATATCGATGATCTTCTTGGACGCTACTGCATGTATCAAGAGCTCCTTGGAGCCACAAGTGTGTGGGATTTCTTCCAGTCTCTTGGTGTTATCCTCCCAGTCCATGAAGCGTTCTATGTATGCGGTGTCAACCCCTAACGTCTTGGCAAACGCTTTTTCGTAGCGAACAGGGGGAGCGCCGAGGAACCCAACCAACAACTGTGATGCGAACGACGCCCACCCAAGCCCATACCCGCAACCCAAGAGTGCGCTTTTCGCAGACTGCCTAAGATCAGGGTGGCTTTCCTTTGTAAGATTGGGAATGTTAAACATCTGCGCGCCGAACGCGGCATAAGGATCACCACCTGACCTGAAGATGTTGAGCATGTCTTCGTAATCCGAAAGCCACGCGAGTACTCTAGGCTCAATTTGCGAGAGGTCGCCGACGACCAGACTGCACCCTTCGGGAGCCATAATCGCTTTGCGTAAGAATGAACCTCGCTTGAGGTTTTGCATGTTGATGGCCGAACCTTTCGCGGCTGACCAGCGCCCGCTTTTCGCCCCATAATACGAGAGAGGGACGGGGAGCGCACCGCGTTGGCTAATATCGAGAAAACGCTGGGCTCTCGTTCGCTCGGTTGTTGATTTAACCCGAAGACGCGCTTCACATAAAAGGGCAACGTCTTCACGTTCACCGTTGAGGAGCGCCTGAAAAAGGGCATCGTTTTTAGCAAGCGCGAGTGCCTCTTTCCCTGTGGTCTTACTGACTTTTGTTGGGGGAACCACACCGAGGGCGATAAGCTGTTGAGCAAACTTTGGATTCGACGCGAGTTCAATTTCTTCCACGCCGAGTTTTTGTAATAGTGCTTCACGGTTTTCCTTTTCTTCATTGAGCGCGTTGGAGAGCATGAGCGGATCGAGTTCAAGCACAGGCCGTGTGAACATCTTCAACGTCATGTCGATGAGCTTTAGCTCTGATGCGGGATAGTTTTGCGCCAGTCTTGTGAATATCTCTTCGCACAAATACACATCGTGCTTGCAATAGTCGGCCAGTTCTTGTTCTATCTCGGGCGTTATTTCCGCCATTCCGTCCGTACTGTGGACGGCAGTTCCTTTAGGGGGCAGTCTGAAATCTGATGCGAGCTTGGCCAAAGAGTTCCCAACTTCCACGCCTCGTAAAGCTCGTGCCATTGATAGGGAGTCGAAGATGAAGCAGGGGTGGACGTTGTACGCCCATTCGAGGATTGCGATGTCGAATTGTGCGTTATGTGCAAGTACGGCGGTTCGTCCCCAGTCGATACTTGAAAAGAGTTCAGGTAGTTCTGATCCGCTATACCATTCAATCGGGTCGTCGCTTCCGTACTCATGGACACAAGCCCCAAACGCCATAAACCTTTTGTCACGGATGTACTCCTCGGTTGTCATCTTGGACAAAGTGTAATCCTTCTTGTCCCATTTTGTTTCCATATCAATGGTTATTATTCGGTCGTATGGTTTCAATTAAACATCTCCTTGGGTGGTGCGTTGGCTGTGTTGAACTGGATTGATGCTTGCAGTCCAAGGTCTAGTATTCTTGCGGCTGTCATGGGGGATGCGTTGATTGTGACAAAGCCTATTGTGTCGCTCGTATTACTGCCCACCAATAACACGCCCCCCATGTCATTCGATAGGTAGCAACTCAAAAGTGTGATGATTGTTTTCTTGAAATGTTCTTTTGTTTCTTCGTCAAGCGATGCAAGCGCCTTCTCAAAATCAAATGCTTTTATATTTGTGTCCATATCAATTCCTCTAGTTTATCTATGTTGGATTCTCGCACAACAAAGGCCTTCCCTCCCGCGCTTACGATGCGGTCTAGTTCCCGCGCCTGAAGCGGCGTTACTTGGTTGTCGCCCGCTTTGCATTCAATGGCGATGAAGCGTCCTCTGTGGCACGCAATGATGTCGGGTATACCCGCACGCCCAAGCCCCATGCCGGGGGGCGAGAAGTGGTAAATGCCGAGCTTGTCAAGAAAGTCTTTCACTTTCTTTTTTACTTTCCCTTCCGGTGTTGTTCCCATTTTGATTCCTTGGTTTATGTAATGTTTCAATTGTTGTAAACAGGTGGCCGTTGGCACACTCGCGTCTTCTTATTATCTTTCTGCGCGTTTCTTTGACCAACGACCACGCCCCGCACTCAGGACAGTTCAAAATAATCTTTCAGGAGGGTTCTTAAATGTCCACGCGTTGGGGTATTCAAAGGTAGTAAACGACAATGATATTGATACGTCTTCAGACACCACGTTGTGCCACCAACCCACGGGTACAAACATTGCTTCGCCTTCTTCGACTGTGATCTCCATTATCTTCACGCGCTTCATCAACGGGTATTTATCGTAGTCAATGTTTTGTAAATCAACAGGCGTAAACACGCTGATGTTGTTGTACATATCGGGAGTCGAGAAAGGAGATATGAGTTTCCACGTTTTGCGTCCTTTGATTTGCAAATGCAGCAACCCATTCTCATCATGGTGCACAGGTGTTATCGTTCCTTGTGGGCCAATCCATAGGTGCGACCCGCCTTTTGTATCCAGAGCAGTTATAAATTCAGGCAATTGCCCTGTGTCATCCAGTATCTTTGCGAACGCGGGGTTCTTGAGCGTGTGGTTGTTGGCACACATATAGTAGTCGTTTGATATTGGGTTTGCTTTTATCAACTGAATGTAGTCTTTGAGTTTTATTTTTGCTTTGCGTGTAACGCTGTTAATTTCATACTCGGGGTCTCTTTCTCTCCCCAGTTGTATCTCAACCTCAACATCCCCAAAGTTATCTTCAAAGTAATCAAGCGTCCACTTGGTCATGGCAGGCCATCCTTTGGATACATCTTTCAAAACCACGGGTTGCGGTACAGACCAATAATTTTTTAAGAATGTTTCTTTGTCGGGAACGTCAATCTTTTCAATGACAAAGTTTGGTTCGTAGCTTGCACGAACATCGTGGATGTTGTGCATAAAGGCTATCAATTTTTTATACAGCACATCTATTTTTTTAATGTACGCATAACCCGCAATGGTGTGGGCGTTGGCTACCAAAGCAATCGCTTCGTCCTCGGCTACGCCTTTCTCAATCATGATGTTAATGAGTTTTATTTTAGGCACACCATTAAACCTATTTTCTAAAATCCAGCTAGTCCAGTCCATGTTCTTTATCCTTAAAGTTAAACCAATCAAAAATTTCATACAGCACGGCATCGTAAATGCAATCCTGTACGCGCTCGGGGGTAGGGGCGTCTTCGTATTTATATGCGTGTGCCCATCCCGTTTGAATGCCCTTTTCTACGCACATCATGATGACTTTTGTTGAGTCGGGGGTCATGTGTTTCTCCTTGAATTATGTTTACGCGTACCCCCCATTTGAGTAGGGGTCATGTGTTCTTCTCCTTTAGTTTGGCTTCTGCCCATTCAACAGCAAGTTCCCAAACCACTGCGTCATTTGACAAAGGCGGTTTGCTTGCTTCAATTTCTTCTTTTGTCAGTCCCACCCACTCTTTCCACCTTGGGTTTTTCTTGTACTGATCAATGCGCTTTTGTATGCGCTCGAACTCTTCGTCTTCTTCAGTCATGTGTTCTTCTCCATTGGTTTGATTGCACGTCCAACTTTTGCCCAGAAAATTGCAGGCAACCACTTTATATAGCGCTCAGGCGGAAAATATATTTTTAAGACATAACGGTGATCAAAAAGTTTAATGCTTAGTCTCATGTGTTCTTCTCCTTCAGCTTGGCTTCAATTTCTCTGGCAAAGTCATGCGTCCACGCTCCATACACAATTCGCCATTCATCACATATTGGCTTTAAATCTTCCTCAGTCAGTCCTACCCATGTGCGAGTTTGTACAGTTGACATAGCCCAATCAAGCCATTCTTTTGCGTCCATTTCGTAATAGCCAACAGGCCCGACAGATGCCAACTCTTCACCAAGCCTGATTGCGGCTTTGTGCCACTGCTCATTTTGGTATTTGTCCGCCCACGCATTTAGTTCATCAATGGTGTACCAAGGGCGTGTATTTTCATCCATTGTTCTTATCCTTCAGCTTGGCTTCAATGGCTTTGGCAAAAGACTTGGCATCGACCCCATCCCAAGGAATTTCATCGTCATCTTTCAATCCTACCCATTCACGCTGTGGTGGTTCTTTGTATAACGGAATAGAGTCATCATCACCTTTGTTTGTTTCAAACCAAGCGCCAACTCCCGTGTCATAGCCAAACCAACCTACGCAGTCTAGTTCAGTTAGTCCTACCCATTCACGCTTAGGCAGGTCATACTTGCGAGATTCATAAACCATCTTGTCGGGGTCTGTTGGGTGTGGTTTAAGTGGCATTGTTCTTATCCTTCAGCTTGGCTTCAATGGCTTGACATAGTTCGTATGACATTCCAAATGGCAACACCCCGCATTGAATAAGTTCCGCTTGTGTTAGTCCAACCCATTCACGCTCAGGCTTTTCCATTTGAACAATCAATGAGGATTCTTTAATCATCTGCCCCTTGAGCAATCGGTCAACATCATCCTTGTTGAGATACAAGTTGTCGTACCCTGCGTTGAAAGTTCGTGTTAGTCTCATGTGTTCTT